GCGTCCTGGTCGGCAGCGACGGCCTTGGCGGCGGCAATCGCGTCGGCGAGAGCCTCGCGGCTCGACTTGGTCCAGTCGGCGGAGTCGACCTTCTCGGCTTCGGCGACCTTGGCGTTCAGCGCGTCCTTGGTCACCGTACCGGGTTCGTCGATCTTGGTGGCGGACAGGTCGTACACCTTCCACCACTTGGAGGTCTGGGCCAAGTTGGTGATGCGCACGGCCTTGACGGTCGCGGCGGAGTCCAGCGTGAAGATCTGCTTCTGGTTGCCGTTCACGTCGCCGATCTTGGTCCAGTTGCCATCTGCATCCTGGTATTCGATCTTGCCGTTGACGATCGTGTCACCGCCCTTTTCCGCCTGGATGAAGCGGAACTCCTTGGCCTTGCGGGCCTCGGCGTAGGTGACGGTGAGGGCGGCGTTGGCCTTGACACAGTCGCAGCCGGCGGACTGCATCCAGAAGAACGTGCTGTCGTCACCGTCGATGACGGCCTTCGGATCGACGTTCTCATGCCATGCCGCGGCACCCACGCCGTTCGTGCTGACCGTGGCGTCGGAGGGCGTCGGGGTGACGCTGCCACTGGTCTTGGCCTTGACGAAGGAATCGAGCGCCTGCACGGTCGGGCGCACGATGACCAGGCCGCCACGGGCGGGCTTGTTGCGCTGGTAGTAATCGGCGATCGTATGCGTGTCGGACTTGGCGAAAGCGGCCTTCGCGGTTGCGTAGGTCGCCTTCGCGGCCTCGGTGTCACCCGCGAGCGCCTGCTTGGCGGCGGTGATGTAGTCGATGGCGGAGGCGGTCAGGTCGTCCCAGTAGCTGATCCACGGTTCGATCTGGTCGAACATGTTCTTGTCGCCGGGGTTCGCGCGGTAGTTCTTCGCGGCGCGCTGCAGCGTGGTGTAGACGGTGAGCGCCTGGCTGAAGTCGGCCGCGGTGGCGGTGCCGCCGTCCAGCTTGCCCTTGAGTTCGGTCAGGACGCCCTTGACGTCGAGCTTGCCGGTGTAGTCGACGGACTCATTGTTGATCCACCACTTGTTGACGGCGTCATACTCGGCATCCTTGTGAGCGCCGTCGATGCCGCCGTCGTTGAGGATGCGCATGTTCATGGCGAGGTCACGCAGGCCACGGGAGCCCTTGGACGCGATCGGCGAGTTGTGGTCGATGTAGCTGAAGGAGTCCTCCCAGGACTGTTGTCCGTCCTTTTCGCTCTGCCACAGGTTCCAGCTGTAGTCGGCGGCCATGAAGATGCCCTGCTTGCTCGGCTCGGACTGCTGCATCGGGTTGAGCATGATGCCGTCGTAGGTGCCGTATGTGGCGCCGGGCTTGAGGAAGTTGTTCTGGCCTCCCATGACCAGGTACTGGTAGGCGGTGTTGCGGTTCATGTCGGAGCACGGCCAGTTGATCCACATGAACGGGGCGCGACCGGTGTTCTTGGTGAACGTGTCGGCGAAGTCCTTGCTGGCCACGCCGAAGGTGCGGCCGCCGGTCATGACGATCTGCACGTTGGACGGGATGTCCTTGTACCAGGCGTCACCGGCTCCGGTGTAGCTGTACAGGGCCGGGCAGTAGAGGATCGTGTCCTTGAGGCCCTCGTACTTCGCGGTGCCGTCGTCGTTCTTCTCCTGCTGCAGCTCGTGGATCCAGTCGGTCAGGTCCTTCAGCACGCGCACGTAGGTGTTGTCGTTGCCGTACTGCGCACCCCAGTCGGTGGAGTCGTCGGCGAGCAGTGCGATCTGGCGTACGCCGGCGTCAATGGTCTGCATGTACTTGGCCTTGAGTTCCTTGAGGTCCTTCTGGTAGTGCTCCTCGGTGTCGAAGCGGAAGTGCTTGCCCCTAGCCTCGCCGTCGTTATGGAACGGCGCGAGCGCGTAAACGAAACGCACCTTCGACTTGTTGCCGGCCTCGGCCTGCGGCTTGATCTCGTTCTCGATCTGGTCTTTGGTGTACAGGCCGCGCCAGTTGTTGCGGTGCAGCGGATCGTCCTTGGGGGCGTACACGTAGGTGTTCATCTTGTAGTAGCCACCCCAGGTCATCAGGTTCACGCGGTCCTTGGTGCTCCACGGGCTGCCGTAATAGCCTTCGATGAAGCCGCGGGACTTGACGTCGGCCCAGTCGCTGAAGGTCAGGTTGCTGACGGCGCGGCCCGGCAGCTGCTGGAAGATCTGGTACAGGGTAGTCAGGCCGTAGAACGCGGAATCGGTGTCGCGGCCGAGCACGAGGATCGTGTCGGGCGTCTTCGCGTTGCCCTGACGGACGGCAAGCACATAGGAGTCGTTCTTGGAGAACGTGCTGTCGTCCACCTTCAGGGTGCCGTCGGCGATCAGCTGCTTGGCGTACTTGTCGACCACGCCGTTGGATCCGTTGATGCCGACCAGCACGTTGAGCTGGTACGCGGTTTCGGGCACGGCGTCGGCCGCGGTGGTCTCGATGCCCTTGAGCTTCAGGGCCTCGTTCAGACGGGCCTTGGTGGCGGAATCGATTCCCGGTTCCACGACGGTGTTCGCCTTGTCGCGCAGAATCAGACTGCCGTCGCCATACTCGGTGTTCTGCGGCTGGGGGTAGATCTTGTACTGGCCCGACTGTTGGGTCGTGCCGGGGTCGGCCGCCGTGCCGCTGTCGCTGGCCGCCATGGCCGGAACCGCGAACGCCGCGGTCATGGCGATCGACGCGATGGCCGTCACGATTTTGCCTAGAATCTCATGCGTGGAATTACCATTCGCTCGCATTTTGTTTCCTTATCTGTTCTTGTGATACTGTGCACCGCCCGCGCATATGCCTCATCACATGACCAAGCCCACATCCCGGTGGGCCTGTCCTCGTCGCTGCGGTATATCTGGCGTGCGGCGAAACGATTGCGTTCCCGCGGGTTTTCGCCAGATGCCGCGATCCATATTTCAGCTTCTCGTGGCAGTCGTCATCGGCGACGCGTTCTCTCAACCGTTCCGATTAGTCATGCTAGTTTTACTATCGAATCACGTCAAACGCGATTGGACGGCCGGATTTGCCGGTGAAGTGGCAGTGGAGCGGATGACGGGAATCGAACCCGCGTAATCAGTTTGGAAGACTGATTACGCGAACGCTTCCGCGCCTTGCACCACAGGCTTTGTCGCATATCCCGCCAGTCGAAGTCATGCTATGGTCATGCTACCGGTTTTCTTTTTCCGAATCCCTCATGTGAGGAGTTCTTACGGCCAAGATATCAATAAAACGACGACCTGCAAAATCTGGTTTGATCGATGATACGCGAAATTCGGCCTTGCCCAGTCCACAGACCAGACAAG